TAGCTACTATCATAGCTCCAGAGCGTTCTGGGGGTTCAAGAAGTCCAGTTTCAGCTTCTATAAGTATCTCTGGTAAATTTAGTACATCGTTATATCCCAATACCTTTAATTGATTCATATCGATTGTAGCTGAAACCGACATAGGTAAGAAAGCTTTTAAAAGATTAGCCGTAGGGCCATACATAGCCAAAGGTCTTAAATTAGTAAAAGAAGTATTATCGGGAAGATTACCAAATAACGGAGTAGAAGCTAACTTATAAGTATTAACAAAGTCTTGGTTTAAACTATAAAGAACGTTTTTTAAAGAGGTATTAGGTAAAGCATTAAAACTGCTAAAAGAATTAGCTAAAGCATGAGCACCATCAAAAGCCTCAATAACTGTTAAGAAGTCTCTGCCCGGACGTTTACTATATGCCCACCTAACCCAGCCATTAAAAAGAAGTACCTCTTGACCATTATATCCCGCTTTAAATTGAACATTAGCTCTATCTAAATAAGCGTATTGATCGTGATATAAAAGATTACGAGTGTCTTCTTTTAAATTATAAAGAGTGAAAGTAGCAGTTTGTGAACTACCCCAGAACTGTCTTTGTATTTCAAATTCACAAGTAATCGGTAATTGAATAGTTACCGTCTGTGAAGCATCCCGATATTGACTTCCAACAACCGGTTTATATGGCCCACATTCTATAGATAAAGTATATGATGGATTATTACTAATCATGTGGGGCGTAATAATTCAACTCTGTATAAAAAATACCGGCTGAGTCTAATAAATATAACTGAGCAAACCCACTGGTAAAATCAGTTACATTCATTGGTTCTGTACCATCAGCAGTAGCACAACTTAATCCAAAAGGAATATTGTTTTGATACTGTCTAAGCATATTAGGAGAACATACAATTCTTCTGCCATTAAGGATAAAAGAAGAAGTGTTGTTATTCCATGATAGATTATAGAACCAGCCCATTTGCTGAGGGATATAATATATTGTCATATTAACAATACTTCCATCAGCTATAGTAAGATTAAAATTTTGAGTAGTACCCTGATTGATACCTTGAATTAAATAAGTGCTCATGGGCTATTTCAAAAATGGACTGAGGAAAAATCTATAGGGATTAAAGAAACATTAGCACTAGAATTAGGACTATCTACGGATACCATGCTTTGGCTTCTTCCAGATAGGGTATTAAAATCCACTGTTATATTTTTTGCGTATCTAATCTTTTTAAAAGTGACTGAAAAATCAGATACATATTTACTATCTTCAGATTGAGTAACACGAAGATTTTCGATTGCCATGTTGCTCATAATACCCCAAGGAGTTTCGACTGAACACGTTTGAGCACTTATCCAAAGCTGATAAAAGAATCCAAAAGCCCCACCTTGTTTATTAATTCCTTCGGGTTCTATATAATATTCATACAGAGTCCCAGAAGCTGCTGCTTTACTTTGCGTAGTTATTGGCTGATCTGATAATAAGAAATTAGCTGCGTATTGAGATTTAGCAAAAGTATTAGCTTTTGTTTGAGCACTAGCAGCTGAAGTTCCACCAAGTAAAGAACCTACAGCTTGGAAAGCCATAGAAGTTAATTGGCTTTTTAAATTAGATTTTAATCCCGCGGTAGTTTGAACACTAAAAGGAACATTGCTACCAACTGAATTTGCTGGAGTACCATTTATCGCTTGTGAAGTATAAGCAATAAGTTGAGCACTTACTGAAGGGGGTAAACTACTTTTAGCAGTAACTGCAGCTATAAAGCCGGGGACTGCTTGTACATTTTGATTATTAGGGTTAAAAATAAAAGCTCCAATCTGTTGAACAACATTTGGAGATACCCCATGAGACCCTGCTATCTGTCCTATAAAAGAACCTACAACAGAAGTTAAAGCTCCAGCCATACCAAAGCCGGGAGCTAGTGAAGGCATTAAAGCAGCATGAAGTGGAAGTTTAACACCTTTCTGAGTAACTGGTGGATTGGGATTAGATAAGTATCCTACAAGTTCTCCAACATAACCATTAAGCGTTATACGTTCAGGAAGGCGACCCCATTGGTCTTGTATTGTAGTATTATCCTCAACGTAATGATCTGTAATATCAGAACGAAGTTCAAATATTTCTTCACCCTCAATATCAAATAAAAATCCTGCTACACCCAATGGTAAATTTTCAGGAGTAACTAAAGCAGCACCTTCAGGTGTATTTGCTAAACCTACATATATCCCCTGCTCTTCGGAAGGTATTATATTATTAGCCATGAGTTTTAGGGTGTAACGGTTGCAGGTTTACCATAGCCTTGAGGAGTTTGAACATTAACTCTACCCAAAGTTTTGGTGATATGATCTGATATTACTTTACTTGTTTCTTGTGGATTGGTTGCACCATTAACTGTTATAGGAGCATTGACTGTAATCTGAGAAGTTGATTCTGGATTTTTATAAGAACTAAAAGATCCTACTTTAGCATTATACATTAATGATTGACCCGAAGTATTATCTTCTACTGCGGATTTCATAGCTTTAGCAGTCATGACAGCATAGGCTACCATTAATGGAATTATAATTGCCCATCCAGCTGCAGCCAATCCTCCTGCAACTGCAGCACCACCAGCTTCAGCAGCAACAACTTCGCCCGCTACAGTTGCACCTCCTGCTTCAGCGGCGGCAGCTCCACCAGCTGCTGCAGCAGCCCCACCACCAAAGAAACTTAAAAGTTTTAATAATCCAGTACCAATAGTAAAAGCAGAACTTGCAGCATTTAATGCTATTAAAGCTGCAGTAAGATACCCGACATCTTGAGCAAGAGTTACAAAAGATTCTGCAAATTGATCTATCTGTTTATCAGTTAATTTATCTAACCATTTATCAAAATAATCTAAATACTTTTCAAGTGGCTTTTGAAAGTGAGAAAATATTTTAATACCTAAATCAAGAAGCTTAGTTTTAAATTGTTCTATACGTCCATTTAATTCCATCAGCCGCTTATTCTCTTCTTCACTGGCTTCAAACTTCTTATTTAATTCTCCATACTGAATATTAGCTTGGCTTAAGAAAACAAACATATCCTCGCCAATACCCATTTGGCTAGTAACAAAACGAGCCATAGCGGGTTGCATACCTTGTATGCGATCATGTATATCAAGAAGAACTTTTCTTGGATCTTGTCTTGGGTCAATATTGAGTAATTGCCATGGAGCAATGTTACCTTCGCCCAAAGCAATACCTGCTTGAGCCTGTTCAATATTCTTAAAAGTAGTAGCTACTTCATCACCAGCTACACCAAACTTGGCTGCAGCATATTGCCATTGTTGTAAATCTCTAGAAGAGATTCCAGTTACTTGTTGGAATTTAGATAAGGCAACTGAGGCGTTTAATGCTTTATAGGCTATTACTCCAAGAGCAGTAGTAGCTATTGTTAAACGTGTAGCTAATGCACCTGCAAGATTACCGGCAGTTTGAAGACGGTTTTCTATTACAGATAGGTTCTGTTCGCCAGTTATTGAAAAACGTAACTTAACAAGTAGCTCGCCTATCGTCATGATTTATCCTTATTAAGTTGTATTAAAGTTTCTTCGTATTCGGCTAATGCAATAGTATAATGTAGGGTGTCTAAAATTAAATCAGTTGGCATCCGCAGGATTTCAAGAGGAGTTCCATAACCCTCTTTAGAAAGCCTGAGAGCAATAAAGGTAGAGAGTGGTAATTCACTCTCAATCTTTACGCTTGAGGAGTTACTGCTACTCCGCTTTGCGCCTGAAACAGAGATCCGAGGCTTTCGAAAAAAGGGGCGAGATTGTAAGATAACACCTCCCACGCCACAGGAAGAAAGTCTTTGCGAGCTTCTTCCGTTTGAAACGTGTTTTTCAATATTCTGAGTGGAGCTTCTGTTCCCGGAGGTGCATAAGTGCAACTGCTCATACATTTCCAGACCTGCGAATAAATGGCTTTTGAAGCCATCAGTTTTAGGAACGCGTCTTTGAGAACAGATATGTCCATGCCTGCCATAGATTTTAAATCTGTGGTTTGCATTGGAATCTGAACTCCCACAAGTTCCGCGCATAGGATTTGATATAAAGCAGTACCATCCTCGAAATCTGCCATTTGCAGACCGAGGATAGCACCTGATGATAATTTAACTTCTTTCATGGCGATTGGGGATTAGGAAAGAATTATGTGATCTGACGACCTACTTGAGAGAATTTGATCTGATATTCAACAACAGATTGTTTTGTATCACCATCAACATTTGAAGTAGCTTCTAAACGCTTTGTAAATACGCCACCGATTAATGAATATGTGTCGTTAGATACATTACCACTTCCATCACCGATACGTTTTACAAATACGCCATCAAGTAAATTGAATGATGGTAGATCGTTTTCTTGCTGCTGAAGAAGCGTGAGTAAGAAAGCATCATCGCTGCTACCACGGATAAGGTTGATTACAAATTCACCAAGACGACCTGCAGCCATAGTTGCAAATAGCGTGTTGCCATTTTTACCGGGCTTAACAGTTACAAGCTCGTTAGGGAATGTTAGTTTAGCGTTATCCCCATCGGCAAAAGCCGTGAGGAGCTGATTGTTGATAATGATTGTATCATTACCTGAGACTGAAATAAAAGCCATGGTAGGATAATATTAAGGATTGACGTAAATGACTGCGGATACGGATTGAACTGCACCAGCATATTTAATTGCTTCTTGAATGAGTGGAGCAATACGAGCTACTCTTTGGCTTGGAGCTTGGTTAGCTACAGGTTGCGAATAGATGTAATATCCGTTTGAAGAGATGTTGCGGTTCAATGCAACTGGATCACCGATGGTATAGGAGTTAGTCCAAGCACCGGGAGCTAAGAAACCATTAGCAACTGCTTGTACGGCTACGCCATTCATAGCAGCTTTTAATGTACTCATACCTGATTCTGTCTGTGGAACCTTTGTAGGTGTACCAGCTAAAGCATTAAATAGAGCAACCATGTTAGCTCCAACGAACCAACCTAAGTTGTAAACATTATCGGAATAATCATTACCACCTGTTGAAATAACTTCAGGTAATCCTGCGATATTACAATAAACATCTACACCAACTGTTTGACAGAGATTAAGAACTGTCTGAGTGATATTTGGATCAACTTGGATATTAGCAAGCTGCTTCAAATTCATAGTACTTGTTGTATTAGTACCGTAGAAGTTCGTCGACATTAGACGAGACATATAAGCAGCCATTGCAATACGCGAATTTAAAATATAGCCATTTGAAACGAAAGTATTAGTTGGCGTATAAAGCATCATGCGAGAGTGCTTTTGAGTAGCTGACTGGATTGTAGTAAATAATCCTGTACCACCTGCAGATACTGTTTGTAAATCGGAAATAGATCCGCTAGAAACACCGAGTAATCTTGGTGGTGAGAAAGACTCATTAAGAGTAGCAGCTGCTTCGATTTCTGAATTGCTTGGTGAATAACCTGCCCATACAGCACCACCAAAATAAATTTGTTGTGATAATGCAGTAAGTGCGGTTGATAGCGTGTCTGAAGAAGACATCGCATAAATGATTAATTGACCACCACCAGAAAGGATATTTGGGCTTTGAGCAAAAATCGCTTGAGCCATTGTGGTTGTTTCAACAGAGCCATTTGATCCACCGAAATCATTAGCAACTGAAACAGGATCTACATAGATCTGATATGAATTTGCAACCGTGATAGTTGGTGCTGATGTATAACCAGAACCACCATTTATGATGTTAAATTGAGTAATGCTTCCAGATACTACTGTTGCGGTAACAATAGCACCTGTACCACCGCCACCAGTTACAATAACTGGAGGTGGGTTTGTATAGTTAGAACCACCAGATGAAACAGCAATAGCTGTAATAGCAGTACCTGTTAAAGTAACTGATCCAGCAACAGCACCATAACCATAATTGTGTGCAGGTACATCCTTAGTAAGGATTGCTAGAGTATTGACGGAATAGTTAGAAAGTGTCGCTTGTGGAGAAGCAACCGATACATTGACGATATTACTAATTGAGAGAGTAGGCATATAGCGAATCCTTTAAGGCTGAGTGATAAGGGCGGGGGTTCCCGGAAATTGATCGTAATAGTTGATTGTAGTAGTTTGAGTGTATCCGCGTAAGATTGTAACGTGAAATTGAATACGAGTCAGCTCGGCTGGCCCTTCAACCGCGCTCAAATCTTGCGGATCGGATGTTATGGGGGCAATCTGAAAATTATACTGATCCATAAATTGATTAGCCAAATCGGACTTAAAACAAAAAAGCACCTGATTTAGATAATCATAAGCATCAGAATTAACAGAGAATAGGTTGATGGCATAAGTCTCTTTACGGTTAAGAACCTGTACCCAGTTATAATTACCAGTTACGGGGTCTGTTTCCGCATGAGCATTATTGCCAAAGATATGAGCCGTTAAATAGGCTATATCGATATATAAATTGTCGACTTGGGGTAGTTTAGCTCTTTGATTGTACCTACGAACCCTACCTTCTTCTAGATTCAAAGAACGGCTAATAAGCTGAACTAATAAAGAAATTGTATCAGGCTGTGACATAATCTCCTTGTAGGTTGTATTCAACATAGCCATACAGACTATAATCGCGTTTAGACATTACTCGGTAGCTATTGCCGTCGGGTAATTTAACTTTATCATTAGTATTAAGAATTAGGGTAGGTAAAGCATGGAGTTTATACCAAACCCATGAACGATCACCTTCTGGTAAGATCTTTAGATCTTCATCATTAAAAGGCTGTAAAATACCTGCGGTAGTAATTGACCGAGTGTTTTCTTGAACTTTACCAGTTAAAGGGTCAATAAAGGTAATAATTAGACCTAAAACTATTGACTGCATCCAACCGCCCATCGCTCCATCCATACGCGGAAAATCCACCGCGGTATTGCGGAAGTCTTCAACTGAGGCTGCGTTAGTGATTGCAATCATTTGTTGGATACTCTTGAGCTTATAGATCTACGAAGTTGTGCAGTTCTAACTAAAATAGACATACGGATTGGGCCAATAAGCCCTTCTGCTCCTACAGCCCTACGAGCTGCATTAGTAATCCGAGTACCATAGCGTGTGGACTTTTTATCCATACCTGTCCAGCCCTGCCATCTACCATAGCCATTGGAAGCAAAACCGCCATCTACTACTGCTTCTGCTTCTAAACCGAGCTTTTGATAAGCAGGTTTT